ATTAGAATTTAAATCCCTCAAATGATTTTTTTTGGTTTTTTATCTTCATAATCATACTCCTCTTCTTTTCCGTTGTCAAGAATCTTGATGGTCCATCCCTTATAACTTTTTCTTTTATCTTTCTCGATCGTCTAATAAATTTTTACTTTTAACTTCTTCAACTACACCATAAACAAAATCATTTTTACCATATTTTTGAATTGCTCTGTTAATTTTTGTTTCATTTATAGTTCTAAAATGACGCAAAACCTTTCGTTGAATTTTTTCAACAGTCTGCCCTATGTATTTTTTCCCAGTAGATAAATTATGAATACAATAAATAATTGCCATTAAAACTTAAATCCATCAAATGATTTTTTTATTTTTGATTCACTACTATTGATAAAATCTTCATCTTTTCCAGAATCTAGAATATCTTTTTGAGCCGACTGTTCGCAGTCATAAAGACGCATTTTTGCTCTATCAATTCCAATTACGAATCTTCTGTATTTATCAACTGAAGAATAACGATTCTTCAGTTGCTTAACCATAATCTGACCCAACTCTTCCAACTCTTCGGTAGAAATTAATGCCAATAATAAATCAGCAGTCATAGGACCACCAATACTTTCAGATACATCAGTCAAATCAATATCAGAATTAGAAATTCCATTTCGATTTGTTTGAGTAGCAGTAATTAAAGGAACATTACATTCAACAGCAAGACCCCTCAACTCTTCAGCAATTGCTTTTACATAATTATAAGAATTAACTGAAATATTACTTTTATAACGAGATGAGGCACAGATATTCATATAATCAACAATGATTAAGTCCGGCCTAAAAGATTTCTTTAATTCAAGCTCTTTAAGTAAGGAATTGAAGTGTCCAACGTGAGCAGATACTGTAGGATATTCTTTAATAATTAAATTACCTTGCGTTTTCTTCAGTAGAGAATTCACTTTACTATCATAAAGAGACTTTGGTATTTCCGACAAACTCTTGATATCTAAATCAAGAAGATTGGCATCGATTCTTTCAGCTATTCTTTCTTCAGACATTTCTAATGTAATATAAAGAACGTTTTTATTCTGAAGAAGAGTTGCTGCTGCAATGTGACAAAGAGTTAGACTTTTTCCCACACCAGTAGAAGCCATGAAAATTGAAAGAGTTTTTCTTGAAATTCCACCTTTAGTGATTTTATTTAAATACTCAATATCAAATTCAATTTTTTCTTCCTTCCTTCGATAAAACTCAAATCTATTCTCATAATCTTCAAGATAATTATGACCGATATGATTATCAAAACTTACAGATAGAGCATCAGAAAGAATGGAAGGAATACTATCTCTATTCTTTTTTTCATCATTTCCATCTGCGATATGAATAGATTCCATCAGAGCAAGATATATTGCTCTGTCTTTACACCACTTCTCTGTTGTATCAATTAACCAAGAAATATCTACTGAAACATTATCTAAACAAGAAATCAATTGAAGAATCTCTTTGAAAGACTGTTCATTTATATCTGTTCTTTTTTCAATCTCAATACATAATGCTTCTTTCGTAATTAATTGGTTATACTTTTGAAGAAATGAAGAAATTTCATCAAATACAATTTTTTGATTTTGGCTTTCAAAATATTCAGATTTCAAAAAAGGTAATACTTTTCTTACATATTCATCATTGTATAAAAGATTTCTGAGTATTAGAAATTCAACTTTCTCCATTTATCAGGCTCCGTATGAGAATTTTTCTTTTGCATATTCATCAATTTTATTCATTACCTCTTCGGTAAAATATTTCTCAGGATTTTTAAGAATTTCTTTCTCATAAATTTTCTTACCCTCTACCTCATATCTCCCTGCAGCATAGTTCCAAATTCCTGCTTCTGCTGCTAATTGAGGAAGTCCATAATACTTATCAAGACCTCTCTCATCATAAAATAAACGAGTTTCTACTTCTTGATTTTCTTTACTCAATCGAGACTTGTAAGTTTTTGCTCTAATAATCACTCCAACAACATCCGAACCCTCTTTTTCTTTTGACTTAGATAAATATACAATTGTTGAAGCAGAATAACGCAGTCCAGAACCTCCAGAAATTTCTTTTGGGGAATACATACTCATACTATCATATACGTGATTCGTCACTATCATTGGAATATTAGATTGTCCTAATTTAAGAGTAAGCATTCTAAATGCTCCCTTAATTAGCTGCGCTTTTGTCATATCTCTTGTGTCTTTTTCAGCAAGAGTATCTGAAATTTCTTTATTTGTAGAAAGCATCCCCAGAGAATCTAAAACGAACATACAAGGTTTTCGTTCAGACTCTTCACTCTTCAAATACATATCTACTGCCTTCAGTGCCTTTGTCCTAAACTCTTCTATTGTTACTACATTAAGAACCACTACACGACTTAAATCTATTCCTTTACTCAAAAGTAATGACTTTGTAATCGCAGATTCGGTATCAAAATAAAGACAATATCCATCCGGATTATTTTCTAGAAAATTTTTAACCACAGCTAAGGCATAAAATGTCTTACCACATCCAGATTCTCCAACAAGAGCAGTAATTTTATTTTCTGAAACACCACCAAAAATACTTCCACTCACTAAAGCATTTAAAATATGAGAACCAGTATCCACATAAACTTCTTCCTCTTTGATTTCAGAAGCAAGTTGTGCATATTCTCCACCAACTTCTTTTATTAAATCTTTCAAATTCATTATTTTTTCTCCTTTGATAAGTAATTGATTTTAAAACACCACAATTTAGAATATATGGATTAGTGATTATTGCATTTAAGAATCTATATTATAGCATCCAATTTCTTTTCGTCAATAGGAAGATTCATATAAAAAATGATTCTAAAGTTGTAATTTTTTCACTACTCCAACCAACAGCATCTAAAATATGCTTTAATGGTTCCATAAAGGACTTTTCAAATTGCAAATCATAGTCTATGTATTTTGAAATATTTAACTCTTTTGGAAAATCCTGAATAAAAGCAATTACATTTTCGTGAATTGTATTTGGAACTTTAAGATACACAAATTTAATCTTTTCTCCATTTTGAATCAATGAATACTTATGATCCAATTGATTTTTTTGAATGTAATAGTTGAATAGTAAAGCACCCCGAACGTGTATTGGTGTTTTTTCTGTGTAAATATTCAAATGAGATTTGTATTTTTTCACATCTGATGCGGTACGAGGAAAAGCAATCTGTTCTGGAGAAAATGTTTTGAACTCTTCTCTACACTTTTGAATAAAATGAATCATATCATCTTCAGTTCCTTTCATCAAAATTTTAAATGATTCTTGAAGCATTCTTCTACACTCACCCGGAGTAGAAGATTTAATTGCCTCAATTCCCATAATTTTTAATTTTGGATCTTCGTATCTAACACCTTCAGAATCCCATACATTCAGAATGTATCTTTTCTTTGCTGTCCAAACACCACGGTCTGCGATACATTCTCTCTTCATAAACATCTTTTGTTCATAAGCATTCAGATAATCTGCAAGTTCTTGATAAGAATTATCAATATATTTTTGAATTTCATTTGCACAGATTTTATCCAAAAAATTTACAATTTTTATTGTGTCTTTAGTTTTATTTTGAAATACTTTATTCACAAATTCATTTAGATTTAAATAGACACTATCAGTATCAATTGCCACAACAAAGTCCTGATTTTCAGTTTTCAGAATTTTATTCAAATACTCATTCAATTTTTTTTCAATCCAACGAATTACAACTTGACCGGAGAGAGTAATTGCTTCTGCGTTTTCTAACTTATAAAACCGAAAGTGTGGATTTCCTACACTTCCATAGCAAGAATTAAGTTGAACTTTTTTTGCTAGTTGAGCATTACTATAAGAAGAAATTTTTCTTTCCAATTCTTTTGTTGGAGTTATCTCATATTGTTTCTTTGCTTCAAGCATTTTTTTCTTATATAAAGAACGCTGCTGAAACATTTTTTCCATTAGTTCTGGAAGAAATCCAAGAATATCTTTCCGATACATTGACCCATTTGGACAAATTGAATATTCCGAATATTCATCAAAATTTAAGGATTGACTCAAAACTTTATCTACAGTAATTGTCGGATGCCTCTGTTCTATAAGAGTTTCTGGACTAATATTGAATTCCATCATTAGAGATGGATAAAGAGAAGTAAGGTCTAGACTTACCACCCAATCGTACATTCCAGGAATTGGCTCTTTTACAAATGCCCCAGCATACTTGTCTGATTTTTCAGTTTTAACTTTCGGCGGAATAACAATATTTTTTTTCTTTAAGTGGTTGTAAATAATTGCATCCCACATTCTAACTTGATAAAACACATCACTATAATTTACTTTGGCATCATATGCCATTGTAAGAACCAAATCAATCAGTTTCATCTTTTCCTCAAGACGACTTACAAGTTCAGTATCTAAAATGTTATATTCGATAAACTTTTGCCAGTCTTTTGTATAAAAGTCTTTAAAAGTGTCGAACTCCGAGTGGTCGAGTTTCTTCTGACCTAATTCCACTTCAGCGATATAATCTAAACGATAAGATTCTTGTGCTTTATAAGTAAATTTTTTATACAAGTCAAGATAATCTAATTGAGATACACCAACAATATCATAAACAATATTTTTACGTCCCTTCAATGTTAGTTCACTTTCAGTAAGATACCCCCAAGGTGATAATTGCTTTGCTTGCTTTTCTCCCAGAACTCTGGATATTCTTCTAATAAGATATGGCATATCGAAGAAATTACAATTATGAGTTTTTACACCAGATGAAATAAAATATCCAGTATTAGTTTTGATATCTAGCATTTCAATTTTTTCAGATTCATAATATTCACAAACCTTTACTAAATAACCACCGTTGATTTTTTTAAATCTTGTTTGAGATGCTTTTTGAGAACTGTTTCTCTTTAAAGGAGATTTTTGAGTAAGACGGTTCCATCTTTTATACTTTTTTAATTGTAATTTATCATAATCAATATCAATAAAAGTCATATAAGTGCCACTCTTGCTTAATATTGAAAATATTCCATTCCACAAACACAACTCATACAAATCTTGTAAATCATTATTGTAATTACAGAATGAAATTGAATTTTTACTCACACAACCATCACCATCCAATAATCCACTTAAAAACATATAAAATTGCTTCTCTGAAAAAGTAGATAAAATTTCAATATTTAATTTTTTCTTTCCTTTATCATAAATTGGAGAAGAATCACCGATAATATCTCTTCCAATTGACAAAGAATAACAATTTTTATGTGGTCCAACTATTTTATTTTGTATGGAAAAATCATTTTTTAATTCAGTAATAAATTCAATATCTGATTGATATACTTTAAATCCATAAGATATATTCTTAGAGTCCTTTAGTGCTCCATCAGTATAAATGAATCCAAGAAGATAACATTGTTCATATGTATAATTTACATTATCTGAATTTGTATTTTTTCTGAGTGGCACATACAAAAACTTTTCTTCTGGAATTTCCATAGATTCACCAACAGACATATCTTTGGCGTAAGAGTGACTCTTAGGTCCATCATTCAGTTTCGTATAGTTTTTGCCAGGACAAACAACATATGGAAATACGTGCTCTTTAGACGAAATGATTTTTGCTCCATTGGATAAAACTTGAGTTATTCCCGGTTTAAATGATTTTGGATAAATTGTTTCAATCTCACTATCGTAAAGTTTATCCCCTTCGTTAACATCAATTAATTTAGAAATTTTATCAGATTTCCAAATATTAGAATTAATTGGAAGACAATTCCACCCGGTCACAATATCTGGAGTATTTTGAATCCAGTAATTCAGAAATGAGTTTAAAAGATACTCTTCTGTATTACATTGATTATAAGTTACATCTTTTCTTGAATTTTTGAATGAATGAATTCCCCAGGTAGTAATTTTTCTGGTTGCCAAATCTTGAATTGTAATCGCAAGTATTTCTTCAGAACAAGATTCCACATTAGGAAATCCATTTTCAGATGTAGTTTCGATATCCAGAGAAATAGTATGAATTAATGAAGAATCATATACAATCTCATCTTCAGAGTATTCTTCGGAAATATATTGATATAAAAATCTTTCATTTCCATAAATTTCAAATCCATCTACATCTTCATACTTTGAATAAAATTCCTTACATTCTTTAATTGTCCCTGGTTGTATTGGTTCAACAAATTCACCACTAAGAGTTTTATATTTTGTTTTTTTATTTGACTTTAGAAATAAAGTTGGTTGAAACTGAGTCTTGAATTTAACTTCTTTTCCATTCTCTACAGCACGAACAAAAATATTATTTCCAATTAATTGAATATTTTTATAAAATTTACTCATTCTTTAATAAATTCTTGATATTTTTCAAGGAGTGTTGGTGTTGGTTCAGTAAGTGTTAGAATCTTATCAGACGAAATCATAAAAACATTTTGTTTCGAGTAATCCATCATAAAAGACTCAAGATATTTTTCTCCGTTGACAACTTTCACTACGCAAGGTTTAGTGAGTTTACAATCTGGTTCTCCCAGTTCCGATGGTGCCTCTTCTATTTGACTAATCAGAACTATGCTGTTTGTAAGATAAAGAACTTTAATTAGATTCATTTTCCTTCTCTAAAATTTGATTTTGATATAATAATTTAACTTGATCTATTGGTTCCGATATTGTAACGACACTTTTTGGATTCAATTCAATAATGGTGTCACTAGACAATACTGGCCAACGATTAAAAGAAATGCTATATCTTGGATTTTCTTCATTTACTTCATACTTTCCATTTAATGTAATTTGGCATGGTTGTTCTAAGATATAACTTACCATTTGATTTTCAAGATGTGCTTCTTTTACATCAGAAATTAACTTTTCTCCACTATTTAATAGTATTAATTTAATGCTCATTGCTACTCTCAACTCCAACTTAGTTTAGCATAAAAAAGGGGAAGAGTCAACTCAAGACTCTTCCCCCCATACAAAAAAATTTATAGTTTAAAAATTAAATAATTGAATAGACTTTTTTCTTTTGATGTTCAGGAATTACACGATTCAACGAAATCGTGAGAAGTCCATTATTAAATGAGACATCACCAACAACTACATCATCAGAAAGCGTCCAGGTGCGCGTGAAGGCTCGTTTTGCAAGTCCATGATGAACATATTCATCAGTAGAGTCTTCAACTTTTTTTGCCTCTACAAAAAGTTTATTCCATTCACTAGAAACTTCAATATCTTCTCTTTGATATCCAGCAAGAGCAATCTCAAGTCGAAAACGAGTAGAACTTTCCTTTACTAAGTTGTATGGAGGATAATTGTTTGAGGTTTCGTGAAGAGTATTGAATCGATGCAACCATTCTTCTCCACCAATAAAATACTTATCAATATCATTGAGAAACTTCTCAATATTTCCAGTATTGTATTTTGCGAGTGTGTACATAAGAGTTCTCCTATAAAGCGAGAGTAAAAAAGTGTCAGACCCAAAGCATCTGACACTTATAGTTATATAAGTTACAATCTAAAACTGCAATACGGGTTTCCGAAAAATATTAATGGTCTTCTTGTTCTGGTCTGACTTTTTTTCCAATGTTGTATTTTTGTTCTAGAATCCACTCATTCTTTTCTTTATAAGCAATGACTTTAATTT